CACTGTGGCCGGTGGGCTGGATAAAGCGGACGCGGAAATCTTGGATATTATTCATCATCTCCCGCCGGAGAAATATTCTGCGGCGATTGCGATGCTTCGAGGTCTTGCAAATACTTGAGGTATTCTGCTTTATTTGGTAGCTTGTGTAGCAATTCCACTATTTCTTGGTCGGTGAGTTTTTGCATGATATCCGCTCCCTTTTTGGTGTGAATCGGTTGTTTTGATACAACTATACAAAACCTATGGTTGTAATTCAATTAGCAATTTGCACAAATCAGGAAAGATGTGCTTAAAAGTCCGAGTTATTGTATGACGGGAGGTGGCGGCATGGGCCAACGCAAACGCCGGGCCGATGGCCTGTTGGAACGCAAGCGAACCATTGACGGCAAGGTCGTGCATTTTTACGGGCATACTTTGGCCGAGGTTGAACAAAAAATTGACGACTACAAAGCCGCCCTGGCTGAAACGAAAGCCCAGGGTGAGAAATTCTCGGTCGTCTACGATGACTGGATGAAACTCCGCCGCACGCAGATTAAACCCTCCACGCTGTACTGCTCCTTCGCAGCCTGCGCCCGCACGCGGGAGGAATGGGCAGACTACCGAATGAAAGAAATAACGCCGACGCGCATTGCCGCCTGGTATCAGCGCTTGGGGGATCAGGGCTATGCAAAGGGCACCGTGCGCAACCATCAGGATATCCTTGCCAGCGTGTTCCGACATTGGATTGTCTACTTTGGCGGCGACTTTAATCCTTGCCCTTATGTTGATGTGCCGCGTAACCTCTCCACGAAAGTGCGCATGCCACCCACTGACGCGCAGCTTGCCGCAGTAAGAGCACACCCGGAGGGCTTTGGTTTTGTGGCCTGGCTTCTCATGTATACGGGTATTCGTTTGGGTGAGTGCATGGCGCTGCAATGGCAGGACGTGGACTTTGATGCAGGGGTTATCCATATCACAAAATCTGTATGGTGGCGCAACTGCAACCCAGTTATTACCACCCCCAAAACCAAGAATGCCATTCGTGATGTGCCTATTCTCGCTGTGCTGCGCCCCTTGCTGCTAGAGCATCAGGGAGCGCCCACGGACTATGTTACCTCTGGGCGGGCCACGCCCTTTACCTCGTCTGAGTATCGCCGCAGATGGGCCGCATATTGGCGCTCCCTGGGCTATTATCATTCGGACGGCTCTGGGGCGTGGGATGCGGATGTGTCTGCGCATCAGTTCCGCCACGGTATGGCTTCCACCCTGTATGCTGCGGGCGTTGGCGAAATGGAAGCGCAGAGAATTCTTGGTCACGCATCCATCACCACCACCCATGAGGTGTATACCCACCTGCGGCAAGCCCAGCTTTCTGCGGCTGCTGACCGCTTGAATGATTTTATCTCGACCGGGTCGTAGGTCGTATAAAGGTCGTGAGGTACTGAAAATGAACCGATACAACGTTATTAAAATAATGGTTGACGAATAAGCGATGCCGAAGCTGACACAGGTAAAAGAAACAAAAAGAGGCCGCTATGCGCTGTTCTTTGACGGCGAGTTTGCCTTTTCGCTGGACGAGGACACCTTTGCCATGGCGGGGCTGCATACCGGGGATGAGCTGGAAGAATGGCAGATCCATGACCTACAGACCAAAAGCGACACCCGCAAGGCTGTGGATAAAGCCATGGACCTGCTGGCCCTGCGGGACCATGCAGCCGGGGAGCTTTATCAAAAGCTCTGCCGCAGCTTTGACCCCCACAGCGCTGCCGCCGCCGTGGCAAAAATGCAGGAGCTGAACCTGCNNGTGCGGCGGAGCTGCTGCGCAAGCGCAAGAGCCGCCGTGCAATTCTGGATGACCTGCACGCCAAAGGTATTGACCGCGGCACGGCCGCCGAAGCGGTGGAAGCTCTGTTTGCCCAAAGCGAGGAGGACGAGGAGGAAAACCCGGAGCTGGCCAATGCCCGCGCACTGGTGGAACGCCACTATGCCGCAAAGCTGGCACAGGGCAAATGGCAGCAGGTAGCTGCCGCTTTGGCACGGCGCGGGTTCTCCCACAGCGTGATCCGCCAGGCATTGGCAGATGCCGAGACAGAAGAAACCGAAGCGTAACACAAAAAAGTACACACCGCAGGGGCAAAAAATGCTCCTGCGGCATTGTGGTATCAATGCACCGAACGGATAGCTTTGCCTGAATTTTGCCCAAGCAAGCGGCAGAGCCCAACATAACATACTGAAAAGAGAGACAGGAACAACCATACATGAATATTGCAATTATTTCCCTTGGATGCCCCAAAAACCAGGTCGATGCTGATGTATTCTGCCACGCGCTGATCAAGGCGGGCCACCAGACGGTTGCGGACCCCGAACAGGCGGACATTATTATTGTCAACACCTGCGGCTTTATCCAGTCCGCTAAAGAGGAAGCCATTGAAAACATTTTGATGGCCTGCCAGTATAAGCAGCAGAACCCCAACCTGAAGGTGATCGTGACCGGCTGCCTGGCTGAGCGCT